AACAAGATATAATTAATTTACTTAATGATGATGTAAACGATTTATGGGTATTCTGTACTTTTACGGAAAATAAATGGGCAGAAGCTTATGTTGACGATATGGTTTATCAGCGTGTTTGCGGATCAAAAGAGGTAGAAAAATAATGTATACATACTCAATAAAGCAAATATTAAAAGTTGTTGATGGTGATACGGTGGATGTTTCTATTGATCTTGGTTTTGATTTAACAAAAAAAGAACGAGTTAGATTATCAGGAATTGACACACCAGAAAGCAGAACAAAAGATTTGGCTGAAAAACATATGGGTCTAGAAGCTAAAGCTTATCTTGTTGAATTATTGAAAAATGCAGATGATTTAATTGTAAAAACAGAAAAAGATGGAAAATTTGGAAGAATGTTAGGTGAATTTTTTAGTAATAAATTTACAATATATTCTATTAATCAACAGTTAGTTGATGAAGGTTATGCTTGGGAATACGATGGTGGGTCTAAAGCAAAAGATTTGCAGGTTCTTATAGACAAAAGGAGTCAATATGTCGAAAGCTCTTAAATCAGTACAAGAAAAGATAGGAACAAATGCTGATGGTTCTTTTGGTCCCAATACAGCTAAAGCAATTTGTAATCATTATGTTTTAAATTCAGAGCGTGGAGCTCATTTTCTGGGACAGCTTGTGCATGAGTCTGGAACATTTAAATATACTGAAGAAAATTTAAATTATTCAACAAAATCTATTCTTGCGGTATTTGGAAAATATTTCCCTACAGAAAGTGATGCAGAGCAATGCGCTAGAAATCCACAGGCACTCGCTGATAAGGTTTATGGTGGTAGAATGGGTAATGATGGTCAAGGCTATCTTTGGCGCGGTAGAGGTTTCTTACAAGTTACTGGAAAAAATAATTACGATCAGTTCTGTGCAGATATGAATTTACCAGAAGTAATGTCAGACCCCGATTTGGTTTCAAGTAAATATCCAATGGAAAGCGCAATTTGGTTTTTCAAGAGAAATAAACTTTGGGATATATGCGATCAAGGCGTAAATGATGAAACTATCAAGAAATTAACAAAACGCATAAATGGTGGTTACAATGGTCTAAAGCACCGAAAAGAAGAAACCAAAAAAATATATGATTGGTTACAATGAAGACCTCAATTGCATACACAGGTAAGCTTTCCCAAAGACAATTAGTAAGGTTAGGCGGTCTAATTGCTTTTGTTTGTGGTCGTCGACCATATGATACTATCCTTAATGATTTAACTGAAAATGGTTTTGTTTCTTATTATGATAACAGTTTAGAGCTTACAGATTTAGGAAGGCGTGAATTAACTAGGTTAGTTTCAATGGCAGGTTTGAAACCAGAGCAATTCACAGATAAAGCTATTAAGGACGAGGCATTGGCTTAACAAGCTTATTAGAAGCCTCCTGAGTGCCTTTACAGTAAATTAATACACCATCATGCTGATTTTCCATTATGGCATACACAGCCTCCTTAGAGTGGCTGCAAGCATCATAGCTGTTAAACAATATATTGTGGGTAACCTGTTCTCCTTGAACAAAGTAAGTAAGAACCATAAAAGTAAAATATTTTATCATTTTTGAACCTCTTTAGTTTTTATGATATGAAATAGAGTTTTAATTATATATGTTGGCAATTTCTGCCATTGATAAAAAAGGGGGCAGTTGCCCCCTCTTAATTATACCGCGATTTCCTCCCAAGCTCTTGTGTTCATTGCTTTTGCAATTCTTTGCTCTCTATCTCTTGTAACATTGAGAGGAGATTTATGTTCTGTTGTATGGGTTGCCCAATGTGTCATGCAATTATAAAGAGCCCATTTATTAGAACCTAAGCCTTTTGTTTCTGATTTTAGTTGACCCATCAATTTTTCAAGTTGTTTAGAATTAAATTTTTCTTCTGTTGTTTTTGTATGGTTATTGATCAAATGTTTTTTGAAAAAATTCTCTGCTTTCTTTGCTGTAATTTTTTGTTTCATCCAACCTTTCCATAATTCTTTTTGTCCGTGAAAGATTTCTAAGCCATTTGCAATTTTATCTGCTGCACCATCTACATTGATTTGTGATGTATGGCGCATCCAAACTTTTGATATAGAGTCTGGTGTAGTACAGCCGTTCAAGCACCATAATCTTAAAGCATCTGCAACTGTTTGGTATGCGTATGAACCATCATATGAGTTCCAAACACGAATTCTGTATTTGCAATGGTCACCAATAGCAGGTTCTGTAACAAGGTCATTAAATAAAACCTCTATTTGTAATTTTCTGCCATCATCAAGTGATTTTACATCGAATCCAAAATCTTGTGAAATGTTTGTTTGTTTGATGCTGTCGTAAGTAGCATTTACAACATCATCATGTGATAAAATTTTGTAGCTGTTACGATGAACATGAAGTGGTATTCCATTATCTTCCCTTACAAGTACCTTCCAACCGTCAATTGGTGTATCGGAACCTTGTGCAGTTAATGGAACTTCGTTTACCTTAAAGCTCCAGTCTGTTTCATTATTATGAGTAAAATCAAGCATTTATGAACCTCCGTTTATGTTGATTTGTAAGTAGAAACTATCATGTACTTAGCTATTGTCAATAATTAATTTACATTTATTTATGTAAATATTGTATTGACATATAATATTGTATGTGATAGTATGTAATTGTCTAAAATGATTTAGACATAATTATTTAAGAGGTTCTAATGAAAAATAAACCATATTTTACTTTAGATGATTTTACAGAAGATCAGCTAGATAAATTAAAAACCACAAACCCAAAATTAGCTGAAGCCATAAAAGAGGTAAATAAAAAACCAAAACAGTATAATTTTTCAAAAGAAGAAGTTCGTAAAAACGCAATAAAGGTTTTGAATGCAATTTCTCAGCTTTCTTATTCTGAAAGAATGAGGGTTCTAGATCATGCGAGGAAAATGAACGATGTTAACTAAAGAGGTAAATCCAAAGGGTGGCAAATTAACGCTTGTCACTCACATTCCAACCGATGAAAGGTTGGAACAACAAGCCAAAGACTTGATGACTGATATTCCAGAGGCTTATAGCAATCGAACTTTACAAGAAATGAAAATTCATTTGTTGAAAGAGTACCTTCAGGAAACTTGGTCAAATGATATTTACGTTATCATGGTCTATCGCAGAGAAGCAGCAGACGAACTTGTACATAATCCAGAATTTAAAAGTAAATGTACATGGCTCTCTATTCGACGCAGAGACCGAAGACCTGTTAATAATTGGCAAGACATGCAAACAATTAAAAACAGGCTTTGTGGCACAGAATGTGATGCAATACAAATTTTCCCAAAAGAAAGTAAAATGGTCAATACGGTTAATCAGTATCACTTAATTGTGCTGCCAGAAGAAGCAAACATACCTTTTGGTTGGCAGACAAGATTTGTTAAAAAAGAAAATCGCAAAAGTACTACGGTACAAAATTTCAAAGGAGAATAATAAAATGATTTATAATAGTGGATATTTTAAAGAAACAGGTGTTGGTTACCAAAAAACAGATACGAGCAAAGGGGCTGCATCAAGCAGCCCTAATCATAAACTCACAATACGAGATAGAGTTTTTCAATTACTACAGAAGAGTGGTGTTGCTTTAACTACAGAAGAAATAGCAGATTTTTTAAATTGCCCATACGGAAGTGTTCAACCCAGATTAAGCGAATTGCAAAACAGCGATAAGGTAATCGACAGTGGATACAGAGGTAAAACCAAATGGGGGAAATCTTGTATAAAATGGAAAATTAAAGGGTAAGGTTTTTCCATTATCAAATAAAATAATAAAAGTGTAAATATTGTATTGACAAGTATAAGCCAATAAGATAGTCTATATTTATAGAAAAGAGGTTCAAATGACAAATTTCAATAAAAAAGATTTTAACTATCAAGGTGGATACCTAGAATATAAAGGTTCATATGAAGGTCAACCGACATATGATGAAGTTTACGGAACTGATAAAATTCATTCCTCACGCATCGGAATGCCTTTCGAGCTTTTCATTGCAAGATTTAAATATTCTGGACCATTTACCAAATCGGTATTTGTAAAACAGCTTATCAAAAATTTTACTGTTGAAGAATATGCTGCAAAAAGAGCAGAAGGTGGTTTTGAAAATTCACCGCTTAACATCTTAAAATTAAATGATGAAAAATGGTATTACGATACAATGTTTGCATGGTCGGCAAAGCAGAGAGCAAAAGACCCTAAAAAAGAATATGTATTCTGCGCATACGATCACGGTTAAATTTAATGGGGGGCTTGTCCCCCCTAATCAAACGGAGGTTTAAATGGCATATATTCAGCATAATGAATTTATGAATGTAGAAGTAAAAGGTAAGGCATTTGGTATTGTTGTTGAAGGTACCTTTGATACGATTTCATCAGAAACAAATATAACAGATGTATATTTAAACGACAGTCGCGGAGACGAGAAGGGAGGTTTTAAAATACCAGACAGAATAATGAAATTTCTTAATCTACGATACAATGATTTCGAGGATTTTAAAGACAGTATTTATTAATTAAAGGAAACGATAAATGAAATGGAACGACCTTGTACGAAAACAAAAAGAAGAGCGAATCTCTTTGATATTTGACTCAATAGAAAAAGGTCACAGTCAATCAGAAGCAGCTCGTATCTTGGGAATGAGCAGACAGCAGATTTTTCAATTCTGCAAAATTCATGGGATAGATTATATTATTGAACAACAAAAATTCGTAAAGGGTAAAAATAAAAACAGATAGCATGGGAGTGCGAAATGGCAAAATTTAGAAAAAAAAAAAC